AGGCCGTGATAGTTCGGGGTTTGAAAGGGGGTAAAGATGGAAAAAATAATTAGATATAAAGATTTGAGCGGATGGTTAAAATTTGCGTTTATCTACACTATAATCTCTGCTATTTGTGCAGTTTTAATAGTTATAGCTTAACATGGTAACTCAAATATGTGAAGTATGTAGTAAGGAGTTTACTTATGAGTTAAAGGTTGGTTATCCTAGAAAGTATTGTCCTGTGTGTTCTGCTGTTAAGAAAGCGGAGTATGCGAATAAAGATAAGTCGGGAGTGCCACAGAATAACACAGCGTTTACTGATTGCGAGAAGATTGTGGATGGTCACCAATGCGGACTTATGTCACAGAGAGATATAACTATTATCGCGCAGTGTATGACGAAGTGTGCCTGTTACGGTCGGAAGGATGTGACTATTGAGAAGGCTCTTGAGATGTATCACGAGGCAGTTTTATCCTTAGAACAAAATGGGTAATAGCTATTGTAGCTCTTGTGACTATTGTAACTCTTGTGACTCTTGTAAATTTTGTAACTTTTGTAAATTTTGTAACTCTTGTGACTCTTGTAACTCTTGTGGCTCTTGTGACTCTTGTAACTTTTGTGAATATTGTAAAAAATGCGAGAATCTAGTAAATGGATTTATGTGTATCAATTTGGAATTTGATGAAAAAGATAAATCAAAATACTGGATTTTTAATAAAGAAGTTTCAAAAGAGGAATGGAATAAGCGTTGGGATATAGGAAAGCCAGAAGTTTGTTCCAAGTGTGGAAAATGAATGGGAAAATTAACCAAGTCGCAACGAAAGTTTCGGAACTATCGAGCAACTTATACAAAAAGATGTTCGAAAGGCGATACGTCCAAGCGGGAATCAAAACCAAAAAAGGAATAGAATTGTTTTATTAAATTAATCGTCCCCATTTGAAGGGGATTTCATAGTCATCGAGGAGTTAGACTAGTACTAAACCTCATGATTGCACACGAAGACGCGACTAGTGGGTGGAAATCCTACCGTGTGCATTATAATAATGGAAACTAAAAAAGAAAGACAAGAGAGATTAAGTTTAATGGACTGGGCAGAGTTCGCGATAGCTTTAGATGTGATGATACATGGGAAAGGTTGAATGTGTTATATGTGGTAAGTTGTTTATGCCTAGGCGTTCTGATTCTGTGTGTTGTTCTAATAAGTGTAGTAATGTAAGGCATAAGCGTAGGTTTAGATTTAAGAGAAGTTCTTCCGTTTCAAATACTGATTAATAGATTTAAATGTGCCTTTAATATATCCAGCCCAAAACAAACAAAACTCATCTTTCCAATCTGTCTTATGTATCTTCTCTTTCCTACATATCTTCTCGAAAGTACATTTCTGCGTATCATAAACTCTCTGAAGAGTAGATTCAAATCCCTTCTGTTGTATTCTTTGCCAAAAAGGCATATCATCGAACTTTCTCAATTCTAACATTCTATCTTTAGCAATCTTATCACGCTTAGATAACATCTCTAATCTTTCCAAAATCACATCTTCTTCATTAACCATTTCTCAACTCCTTAATTTCTAAATCCATCTTACGCTTCAATTTCCTAACCTTTAATTCAATTTTCAACTCATCAGAATTCATGTTTAAGAAGTCTGCCTTATCGTAGTGTTCTTTTAGTAATCTATTTATCAAGGCTGATTTATTAGTCTCTTTATTCAATCTCTCACTTATCTCATCTTGAAAATAGATTTGTTTAGTAGTTCCCATTATGTACATATTACAAACATACTATTTAAATGTATCGTTAAGTCGGCAGGAACATCAATACTAATCAATTTCTCATTAATTGGAATCGCTTTAATGTCGTAACCATTGTTTAGAACACGTGTTTGTTCCAAACTCTCTTTCTCCGTCGCTGGTAAAGAACAATAATGTTGTAAGAAATTTCTAGAATACATATATACCCCTCCGCTCTGCCACTCGGTTGTGATTGGTTTTCTTGTGTAATGTGTGGCGTAATCATTTTCAATTATTGCCTTCACTCTGTTGGGGTTATCTATATCTCTTTTCTTAATTGGGTATACCAGTGTCCCCATATATCCAGTAAAGTTTACAGCCTTCTCTAGTGCTGATTCACTTATGAAGGGCTTGTCTACTTGGATGTTTACAATCATATCATTGTGGAAATGACGTGCCACTTCCGCACATGCCTCAGACCCATTTAAATTATTTCGGAGCGTGATGTATGATTCAGTGAAAGAAATGGCGTGGTTGTATATTTCTATGTCTGGGGTTGCAATTACTACCCTGTCGAATACCTTTGCTGCAGTCTCGTAAACCATCCTAAGCATTGTCTTGTTACCTATCTTATGCATGGGTTTGTTTGGGAATCTCTTACTATCTAACCTCGCTGGGATTATTGCTAGTGTCATTCTAACCTCTACCTCTTGGATTAAATACTCTCTTTGCTCCAATATTACAAGCTCTTGTGAATCTTCTTATTAACCATTCTCTTAACCACTCTATATCTGTTCCTTCAAAATCTGAGGGTTTAGGTGCATATGCCAAAAACTCTGTTCTGGTTTCTTCTACTTCTGCATCTGGAATTATTATTGATAATTTTATATCTACCATTCGACCACCTCCCTTATTCTAATACATGAAAGAATTGGATGGTTCACTAATTGAAATCCTAACCCTTTGATTATATCCCTAGCATTTCTACAGGTGCATTGTGTCTTTAAGTCCCAGTCTATTTTTTTTGCTAGTTCTGATAATATTATTGTTGCTCCATATTGGATGTGGTCTACATTTTGATATTGTAACCCAGCTACTCCTATCCTGTCTCCGTTTTCTATAATATTAATTAGTTGTTGAATTGAAAATCTAGGGATTAGAAGGTCTGCCGTTAAGAACATTAAATAATCTGTATCGCATTTCTTACAGGCTTCGGTTCTGAAGTGTACCTTAGCTTTATGTTTGTCCATCTTCTTATTAATTAGGATTAGCTCAATAGGGAATTTATAATAATCTACTTTGATTTGTTTTTTTAACATTTCTCTAGTTCCATCCTTAGAATTGTAATCCATAATAACTACCCTCGCTGTTAGGTTTTGAATCTCTAACCTCTTTAGACATAAGCTTATTGTGTCCGCATTATTATGGGTCATAATAAATATTGTTATTGGTTTCTCGAAGGCTTCCATTATGTTTTAATCATCCAGATAATATTTTGATATGGGGGGATTGTTCCACAGAGACTTGTCGCGACTGCTGCCTTTGTTGATACTCCTCCACCAATGGAGTGCTTATGATATGTATCGTCAGAACAACAAAAATATTCTGCTACAAATTTATTATCTAAGCCACAATCAACCTCAATCATTCCGGATTCTCCTGTAGAAACGCAAGAAGTTGTAGTGATTGTATCCCCGTGTGTATGTGATGCTGTTGTATGACTATGGGTTGTAGTTCCCCCAATACCTCCAGCTTCCGTTGCGGTAGGGGCACCCCTTGCGAATTTACTCTGTAAGTTTGGTAAATTAAATGTAGTTGTACCATCTCCCACACCGAATTTAGTTCCTGTAACTGCGAATAATGTCGCGAATGTTGTTCTGCTTATTGCGGTTCCATCACATAATAAATATCCAGATGGTAAACTTGCATAGGCTCCACCAAATCCTTTTATAACTCCTGTTTCTTCTGTTACTGAATGGGGGTTTGTCATATCTACTAAATGAGCATCCCAATTCCCAACATCAGCGTCGACGATTGTGTTAGTTCCGAGGTCTAGTGTGTTAAGAAATCCAGTTCCAAACGGTTGCCCACTTGCACCAAAGTTTGGAGTATTTACAGATTGAAAACCTTGCCCCTCTTGCCATGTCATAACCCAATCCCCACTAACTAGATTAATTCCATCTTCTCCAACAAGCGTCAATATATTAATATAACCTAGTGGATTGTTATTATAAATTTCAGTTGTCCCATCAAACAATAACTTATTAGTTCCCAAATCCACATCACCAGTCGCTCCAGTATATGGTACCAATCCCGTTAAGTCTACTGCTGAAATAGAATCATCAACATATTTTTTATTAGGAATATCAATATCATCAACAGGAACTTTCAAAACTGTCCCTGTCTTCGTCGCCACATTACTTCTAACTGCGAAATCATCAAGTATCCCCGCGGACTTGTTCGGTTGGGGGGTGTTAATTCTCTTTGGATATTTTCTAATTAAAGGATTTACCATGTAAGTAGAATGTAACTGGACTATAAAAAATTATGCAGAAGCACGAACATATTATTATTCGCTAGTCACCGCTTCCCAAGAAGCAGCGTTTGCTGTTTGTCCAACAACACAAATATTAATTTTATTAGTAGTGATATTATAAATTATAGTTCCCAATTCTGTAGACATCAAATCTCTGATTGTTGTAGTAACATTAGGTAGAATTAAACTTCTAGGATTCAGTTGTTCATTCGTTGGACTTACCATTGGTTTTCTCCTTTGGTTTCTCTATTGGTTTCTCTATTGGCTTCTCTGCTTTCATAGAATCAACGTAAGCCAATGTTTCAGAATTTTCAGGGAATCGTCCCTTCTCATAATTCTCCTTTCCACGTGCTAGTATTCCTTCTTTAGTCATTTTTATTTCCTCGTGTTCGTAATTTTACATACTTCGTTAGGTGCCTGTAACTGAAAGGCTCCTCTTTCCCATGCACTTGCAAGAGTAGACTTACCCGGAGTAACTACTGTACTTGTCTTTAAGGCTTGCTTCTCTTTCCAAACCATTCCTTGTTTAGCAACTAGAACATAAGCCGTATCTGCTGTTACAATTTCACTAACAACAATCTCTCCGCCAACTAATCCAGCTACTACACCGTTCTGAATTGCTGAAACGCTTGTAAATGTTGGATGGTTTAGAACCTTAGTGTTAGAAATAACATTTGTATAATCCTGTCCGTTCAAAACAATCTTACCGTTTCCAGTTAAGAAGTCAATCCCATCTGTTCTTAATGTTTGGATAGCGTCTAGGAAATCTTTGATTGGGTTTCTGTTGTTTTCTGTTGCTGAATCCCATTCGTTATCTATTGCGATTGCAACCGTGTTTCCGAAGTCTTCTGCGACCCCGCCGTGGATTGCTTTGTCAATCTGATAAATAATCTTTCTTCCAATTCTATAAATCTTTCTTGTAAGCATAGGAATTGTTAAGTCTGCGATTGCTTCCATAGACATCAAAGCCTCTGCTGCGTATTTTTCTACAGGAGAACTAAACTCTGTCTCTGATACATCAACGTATGGAAATGGTGCCAAAGGACTTATTCCTCTTATTGAAGAACCAGTTCCGCCATCTACTTCATCGTCATTTGTTTCTCTAAAATATGTTTCTGTGTATGCTGAACTCTTATCAATCGCACACATTGCTCTCCACTTCTCTTCAATCTTAACAACTGCCTTAACTCCAGAATCAATATTCTCTCTCAACATGTCTTCTTCTGTTGCTATTGCCATTTACAGTTGTCCTGAACTTCCGAATTTAGTAAGTCTAGTTCTAACAACTTCACTTGCTGCGGCTGTCTCTTCAACAAATCCAATAAATGCCCCGTTCAATAAGTCTGCTGCGTCTGCTGTAACTGATAGATTTGCGCCGCCAACTGCAACCGCTGTCCCTAAAGTCTGCCCTGCGCCTGAGGCTTTAATATCCCAAACACCATCTAAGGCTAGAGTTATTCTTGTTTCAGTAGTAGTTGCTGAACTTGCTTTTTCCCAAACAATACCCGCGAAGGATTGATTTACTGCGCTTGTTGCGCTTACAGTATCAGGGTCGCTAGAAAGATAACATATTGTCCCTTTTGGTAAAACTGCGCCTGCTGCGATAGTTTTAATTGCGAATCTTGTTGGGGTCTCAATGCATATTGCTTCATTTGCCATAAAGTTAATCGGTTAACCGATTACTTAAATGTATCTATTTTGGCATTCATTGTAGAAATAATTAATCCTATCTCTTCTTGGTCGTCTATTGCCTTTTGTTCGTTGAATTTTGCTACGTCTAGAAGTTTTTGTAGTCCATCTCTCTTCCCTGTCCACTTCTTTTTTGTCATAGGTTCCCCAGTAATATACTCTTCTTCAATAATTTTCTTCTTCATTTTGTCTTATCAATAGCATCCCCCAAAGCTGTACCCTCAAAGAATTTTGACGCTTGGGCTTTTTTCTTATCCTCTGGGCTTACCATTTTCGCCTCAACATTTCCGCCAGTCGTTCCTGCCAGTCTTTGATTAGCGTGTAAAGTTTCTTGTCTTGTTAGAAGTTCTTCCGTCTTTTTGTTGGCTTCTTCTTGCCTCGTAACAATAGCCTCAGTCTTAGCATAGAGAGAAGTAGGTTCTTGATTGCCCTCCACAACTGGAGTATCGTCAGTTCTGGGTGTGTCAGTCGGTATTGTTTGTTCATCGTTCATATATATTAGTGTGTCATTTACTTTATAAACTTTTCTCTATCGCCCTTGTTAAGTTGTTTACTGCTGTACTTAATGACTTCTGCCACTTGTATCTCTCGACGATTAAAGTTATTGTCCACATCCCTAGAACTCCGTAGTTGAGTAGGGCTTGCTCTATCATGATATTAATATCCCCAGAGAAATTATAGTTAAGTAGGCTGTTATTATTACCTTAAAAATTATTGCCATTAAAAAACATATTCCTCTGTTGCTATTTGTTGTTGTAAGTCGGTTATAATTTGGAAAACTGTTGGGTCTTCTGTCTTTCCCTCTGCCATTGATAGCTTAACGTCATATAATAATTTTTGTGCTTGATATGCCTTCCCCTCTATATAATTAACTCCGTCGCTGTTAAACTTATATTCTGGTGAGTTTTGTATTAACATTTTTAAATCATATATACCTTGGTTAAGGTCATTTTCTATGTCCTCTATTTCTTGATAGCCTTTTTCTCTAGACCACGCTCCCCTTCTAACTTTCATATCTGCGTCTGTGGCTTCTGTTTTTAGTGTTCTTAAACTTTTTATAATCATCTGTATATTTTCACTTGGCTTCTCTGCTGCGAAGTTAGATAAGTCCCCCAAACTAAGAGCTTCAACAAACTGCCCAAAATTTTCACTAGAAGACAGCTCTCTTTCTTTTAAGGGCGCTAGTTGTAATTCTGTTAAACCTATTTCTATTAGTTGTTGCTCAGTTAGTCCTTTAGTAAAGTCTTCTGATTCTTCCACCCCCTTCATTTTTAACATTTCTGCAATAATTGGAAATGCGTTAATAAAACCCTCTCTTTTAGCAAATGTCCCTAGTGGACCGAGTATGGGGAATAGTTCGCCACCTATTGCCTCTGGGTCGCCACCTAAACCTGCGTCTACTATTGGGTCTAATATTGGTCTTATCGGGGATTCTTCTTCTTCTAGTCTTTCTTTTTCTGCCTCTACTGCTTGAGTCTGTTTAAATTCTTCTTCTTTCTGGACTATTCTCTCTGCTGCAGAGGGTAATCCTGTGCTTCTAACTCTTGCCAATTCTCTTTCTGTGTCGCCAACTTGTCCGACTGCTTGCCTTTCTGCTTCTGTGGTAATACTTCCGCCTGCTCCTACTGGCTTTCTTTCTACCTCACAGGTTCTTGTGGCTTCGTCCCATACTCCGCCCCTAGCTTTACATCTCTCTCTAGCTGCTTTAATTCTGTCAGGAGTTCCTTCTGGCGTTGTGATTGTAGTTGGTTGTTTTTTGGGGATTGTCCTTGTATATGTTTTGTCTGCCATTATCTATTAAGTTTAAGTTCCGCCTCTGAGGGTTGTATGCTCGTCTGTCCCGTGTTCTTCTCTGCGTTCTCTTCTGTCTTTGGGGCTAGACTTGGCGGACGAGTAAATTTAATTCTGATTGCTACTTGTTGCCATAATTCGTTTTCCATGTCTAGTTGCTCTTTTCCATAGATTGGTTCAAATATTAGATGCCCATTGATTCCACCTACTTCACTTGTACCGTCGCTAGTAACCATACTTCTCGGAACTCCTGATGTATTATAACCCAGTCCTTCCACATACTGCGCCCAGTTCTGTCTGTCTTCGCTGGACTTGCTTGGGTAGGGTTCTATCTTTGCTGTGTCTTCTGGTAGTCCTACCATCTCCCCGTTCTTTACTGCGTTTGCGATTTGTTCGTTTGCGTATGCTATCTTTCCTATGTTGTTTGTTTTGTAGTAAACAATTCCTAAGGCTTTGTCTCTGTGTTTAATAACTCTCTCGTCGTTAAACGCCTCAATCATAGCATCATTAATATTCTTATTGGCTTGGATTTGAGATGTCCCGTGTGTCTGGTCGCCTATCTTTTTGTTCATGGAGTGGAAGATGTCCACTAGTTTCTTTTTTACCCACTTCGTCCCGTTGTAAATCTCATAACGAATAATCCTAGTTGCCTTAAATACAACCTTTACCCTCTCTGGGGATATGTTGATTAGGTTTACTAGAGTCCCTTTATTATTCCTAACTATCTCACAGAAAGAATCCCCCTGCATTAGCTTAACGTTCTCGTGATTCCAAATAATAGAGTTAAACGTTTCCTTCCCATTCCCGTCAATCTTCGGTAAGATTACTCTCATCTGTATATCTGGGGTTGTCCATCCCTGTCCAAACGCCCATGTGCATAATGAGTTGGTTCTACTCGCAACCTGCGGATGGTTGAAGTAGTAGCCATAATTCTCTGTTGCTTTATCGAAATATACAAACGTCTCGCTTCCGTCGCTGTTTGCTACATCTAAAGCCATACTTTCCACTATGAAGTCTGGGACTTGGTTTGTGAAGTCTGTTGTTGTTGCGTTTGATAAATTTAAGTCTGCCATTAGTTAGATTTGTTGAAAGGGACGCTTAGTTTTAGTTGTGAAGATAAACCCGCTACTGGAACTGCTGTGTTTGTTGGGTCGTGCCATATTCTAATATCGTCAAAACTGCCTGCCTCTCTTGTTACTGCGTCTAGGGTTAATCTTAAAAAATATCCTGCTCTTACGCTTACTTTAGAAATATCAAACGCTATAACTGACGCTGTATGTGCAGACCATGCCCCCGCTGCGTCTGTTGTTAAACCCTCGCCGATTCCAGTTCCTAAAAGGGTTTCTGTTGCGTCTGGACTTACCATATATAAATTAAAAACCCAATGTCCCGACGCTGTTCCTGCGTAAACCCTATTAAGTGCCATAGTATATTCTACATAAACCCTACCCTCTGCTATTCTTGTTTGGGGAAGTGTTCCTGTGTCAAAGTCCGCAGTCCCACCAGATTTTAATACTGTAGAGTCTGATGAAGTTTTTCTTATTGCTGTGGACATTGTCTTTGGCTCTGTTGTTAGTGTCTTATAAGTCATAGGATAGAAGTCAGCGTATCCAGAATTTTCTAGGATTTCAATAAAACTATAACTCGCTAGTATAGGGCTAGCTATTGTAAAAGGTTGTGGGGTTACCATTCTATATCTGTCTCCTTAATTCGCTTGATTGTTTCTTTATAGAGTGTGTCTAGTACGTTAAGCTTACTTTGTGTTGTTGCTAGTTGCCAGTTATCTTGGTCTTGGTTTATTAGAATCATTACTGCCTTTGCTGACGATGCCATTGCTAAGGATTGTTTTAGTTGTGCGTCGATGCTTGCGTAGTTTGTCACGAAGTCGCTACTTGTCTCAAGAAATATTAAAGACTCTGCCATAAGTATAGCGTAGTTAGTGTTTGCTTCTAGGATTTGGTTAGCTCCTGCGTTCTCTCCGAGCATGAATAAGACTTGTGCTCTTGTTGCTAGGGTTCCCTCGTCTGCCATTATTTACTTAACCTCAATTTTTGAATTTCGTTTGCTAAGTTATTGATTGCAGTGATTAGTAAGAAGTCTTTGTCTTCCAAAACATACTCAATAGGAATGTCTATGCCGTCCTCGTCTTTCTTTGCTACACTTGTTCCTTTAATCTTCATACTTTAATCGAGTATATCGTTGGATTTAAATCTTTGTATTTCCACGCTAACGCGGCCCTAGTCAAACCCTCGGCTATATGGTCTCCCCCTGCGCCTTTCTTTCCGAAGTATCTCATAATAGGCTTGCCGTTTGTGTCCTCTATGTATTCGTATTGTATGCCGTTAAGAGAATGGAAAACGCTTTCATCGTCTAGGAGTAGTAAATCGCCGTTCTGTATTAGCCTTATGAGGTTCTGATAAAGCCAATTTTTCATAATCTTAGTCTTACCCCCCCACCTATCT